CAGTGATGTCTGTAGAGACACCAAATTGGAAGTCAAAACATCCAAGTTCTTTATTTGCGGCAACCGACGTGCCAAGCGCAGACGTACTCTCAGCGCCAACTTGGACTCGTTGGTTGATAGTTGAGCGTTCCGGCGTCCAAGCCATGTTACTTGCCTCCTATGATGATTGCTGTACTTCTAAGCGGTAAACACCGCCAATATTTGTCCACAAGTCTCCCGCCACCATTTCATCGATTTGTAGGATCGACTCACGATGGCAGTCAAGGATATAGCCACCCGTAGCGGTGCCCGATGTCCTTTTGAGCAGGTCATCAATGGCAGAGGCCGCCTGAGATATTGCGTCTGTTTCGTCTATAGGTCCAACAGCCTTGACCTGGAACTGCTGATCAGTCATCAGGCGCAAGCCATTGGCGGTAATCACGTCCACAGCGGATTGATTGGAAAACACCACGAACGGGGTGGGCGTGTCGGGAGGTGCCACGCCACGCCACACCCCGCCGGGTGCCAGGGAGGAGAGAGAGGCATCATCAGAGAGTGTTGTATAGATGAAATCAATAGCAATGAATGCCTCATGCACGCTCATCCCGCAACCTCGTTCCACTTCTGCTCAATCAGGGCCATGGCTGCATCCATCCCCTGTCGCGCCTCTTCCATGCCGGGCTCAAAGAACGGTCTAGCCGGGATGAAACGCGTACCGTAGTTCTGGTATGCGCCGTATTCAGCAGCTACAGCTACGTGAGCGGTCGTCTTGGTATCCTCGGGTGCTTCTGTCTCGGGCAAAGCTTTCTCGCCACCCTTGTACGTGCTACCGTCGCTGGTCTGCGTATACACTGAACCGAGCATAAAACCCGTATCTACCTGATCATTGGCCTGAATGTGTGCCTGAATATTGCCCTGCGCATCGAGAGCCGTCTTGCGTACCACCTGGCTGCACACATCAGGCAGAGCATCAGCCAGCGCACTAAAGAGATTGATGTCTGCCATTATTTCAACTCCGATGCCAGCACCGTCAGGAGTGCCGCGTATGATCTCGGGTTGAGCAACACCTGCACCTCCAACGTCTGCCCATCGATGATGAGCCGATCCTGATGCTGCACGTCGGTACCCACCGGGAGATGCACCTGCCATGATGCCTGACTGGCTATCATATAAGCGTAGTTCTGCAATTGCCCCGCCGTTGGTTGTGACAAGCCAGCCATAAGGCCGTCAGGTGACACCGTGTTCCACACGACGGTTTGACCGCCATACTTGTCTTTGGTGGTTGTTTTGCGCTGGATCTCGCATGACTTATCCAGCGTTGCCGCCGCGTCTGCCTGGATGGATGCCAGTTCTGCCGCACTGATCGTGTTCATCGTCCCTCCCCACTTGCCAGATAATCAATGTCTGTGGCTGCCAGGGCAGGTACTTCATTGATCAAATCAGACCTACGCACGTCTATGACCCGTGGGCGCTGCTTCAGCCGATAGGTGTGCGCAAGGTTTTGCAACGCGGTAGCGACCTGTGACCGCTGGAGGTTCTGACCGTCCACGCTGACGTTGTACGAGAGCACCCACCGGGCCGCAAGTCGCTCTAAGAGATCAGCGGCAGATCGATAGATGTCAAACGTGGAACCAGTGAGATAGACAGGTGGTAGCGTGTTCTCAGCAAACTGCCAATGTCCGTTGACCGGCTCACTCAGGGCAGGCGTGACTGGGACCGTGAGATACTGCTTGAGCACCACGTTATCCTCCCACGAACCGAGATGAGCGTAATAATCCAGGTACGTGATGGATGAAGCAACATACGTGGGATTGGGTTTGAGTGCCATGTTGCTCATGTCTCTGCGTCCCTCGTCCAACACGTCTTGAATTTCCTGATCACTGAACTGCTGCGTCTGACCTGCCGGGTCATTGATGAGAAGGCGAACTCTGGCTATGAGAGCCGCCATTGTGGATCTAACCATGTTCGCCTCCTTTCTTAAACTATGGGCGGCCTTCCATCACATCGCCTTTGTACGTGACGGTTGGAGATGTGCCACTCCCGCTGATCGTGGCGGTTAATCGCACCTGGACGCCATTGGCGATGCTAGTAGGCGAAACATCAAAGGGAATGGCAATCTCACCGGCTCCCGTTGTCGTGGACAGAGCCACCGCAGGCGCTGAGAAATCGCTATACCATGTGGTGCCACCGTCGTATGAGGCATCTACACTGAAGACAAGGTTGTTGCTACCAGAGGCATTAGCTGCCGCTGAATAGATCACCCGAGCGTACAAACCGCGCCGTGGGGTGCCACCGGCTAACACCAGAGCTGCCCCGTTGAAAGTAGCCGTCTTAGTAACCGAGCTCTGCAGAGAGAGCAAAGCGTCTACTGCCATTACTTTTTATCCTCGCTGTTCTGATCCGCGTTGGAGTCAACGCCTTGTTCCTCTTTCTTCTGCTGAAGGACAAGAGGATTGCTGTCTGCGTCGGGCGTGCCAGGCACAACCGATGTACTTGGGTTAACCAATGTACGGGTGCCTGCATCGTTGAGCACAGGCGCATTCTCGTCCTGCAAGTGCTGTGCCGCCTCATCAATGCGTGCCTGCTCTTTGGCATCTTCTTCAGCTGCGTCCAAGCCAAAGGCATGACCGAGATGCCCGATGATGCGGTGCAGGAGCTGGCCCAATGGCGCATCCCGCAACACGATCTCATCTGCCGCTTGACGCAGGTTCTTGAACTCTCCTGCATCCATGTTGGTGCTCGGCTGGCCCTGCGCTCCCTGCTCGGTGACTGTTTCGACTTCCTGCTGATTGGCATCGCTGCCGTTGTTAGCAGTGTCTTTCTTTGCCATGTCAGTATCCTTCCTGCCCTACTACGAGAGCTTGATGTCGTAGAGACGGCCAATAGAGCGGTTGGAGGCGTTCATCAGGCCCACAGCCCAATCGATGAGCGTTCTGTAGATCACGCCGTTGTAGATCAGGCCCAGATCCTGCACGTTGATGTCACTGAACTGCCACCCGTGGAAGTGATCGGTCCCAAAATTACAGGCGTAGATGCTGGTGAATGTGCCACCCGTATTGGCGGTGCCTGCCGCGTTCTCAGTCGTGCTGATAATTCTTGTCTGTTGGTCCTGCATGTATCCAGGATCACGGATAATCGCGCCCTTATACATCTGGACTGAGCGCCCGAACTGGTCCTGCGTGATCGAGAAACCACCGGATGTGCCCAGTGAACGGACAGCGGTAGCAAAGCGGCGCTTCATGACCTCGTTCATGTAGAGCGTGACGCCTGTACCTTCTGGGGAATCCACTGCCCACAGCAGTTGATCCAGGTATTCTAGGAACTGGTTGATGGTGGCAGAGGTCATAGAGCCATTCGCCAGGTTGACGCCACCGGCATCGATGCTGTTCTCAGGACGCACGCCGTAGGTGCCACCGTTGGCGACACGATAGCGCAGACCGACAAAGCTGTTGGAGTCGCCTGTGATGTGGTCATTATTGAAGAATTTGGTGTTGAAGTCATAGGTCAGGCTCTGGAGGTAGGCTGCAACCTGCGTGGCGCGGGGGTCCGTGATCGCGTTCTCTTCCTCAACTAAAATCTTGTCTACATCGATATAGTTGCGGATCAGGTACGCTTGCTCCTGATAGCTCGTGGGGGTGCCTTTGGTGGTCACGCCTTCAGCGTTCAGTGGGCTCCAGTTGACCGTTGGCAGGTTGCTCTCGAAGCGCACACCGTTGGCTATCAATGATTTCTTGGTAACCAGTGGCACGTCCTGCAAGACGTTGCCGTAATTGATCAGGGACATGGACACGGCCTGCACAAGTGGCGCGTTGCTCATCTGTGCGTAATCGGCTAGTGTGATTGTCCCGCTTGCAATCGCCATAATAAAAAGCTCCTAGTAACTGCCAGGAGCTTTTTACATGTGTCTCCTGGCTACTGTGGACGTTTAAACACGTCTGAAAGCGTTGGAATAGTCCCAGGAGGAAGCTTGTTCGGTGCGGTCAATGTGGACCGACCGGGGTTCATAGCGGGAATTGCAGGCTGTTGACGCGGTGCCGCCGTTTGTGCAGGAGTCTCAGGCTCAGGTGTTTTCTCTTCAGCAGGTGCAGCGGGTTTGGGTGCCAGGTAGGGCTTGTTCTTGATTAAGGTATCAAGCGCCTTGTCGAGATTGTTGGGCATCCCATCATCATCGTACTCTAACGAGCTATGGATGGCCAGGGCTGCTAGATCGGGATCGATGATCCCCTTGCTCTGTGCTGCCAGCTTGACCTGAGTCGAGATGAGCTGCTGCTTGTACTGCTGGATACGCTGTTCTGCTTCTGCCGCACGCTTGTTGGCTTTCTCCACTTCGGATAGGGCCGCCTCTTGCGCCTTTTTCTCTGCCTCTTCATAGGCAGAAAGCTTCTTGTAATGGCGCTTGGCTTCCTCGTCTTTGTTGGAGTAGCTGCGTTCAAGTTCCGCAATCTTCGCTAACGCTTCCTCAAGCGAAAGTGAACCGGGTTGCTTCCCTGTTGGCGTCGCGCTAACAGTAGCAGGTGGGGTGCCCTTCACGGGCTGATCTGAGTTGGGCGTCACACTTGCCTCAGATGAGGTCTGTTCTTCGTCTGCCATAATTATAATGTCCTTTTATGATAAATGTCAATTGTATGATAAAAAGTTATGAATATTCGTTCATTTGCGTGCCAGTTCAGTCTGCATCTTAGTGATGAAGTTGCGCACATCCTCCCGAATGCCGCGCAGTTGCAGCAGTTCGGCAATGGCGTCCTCAATCACCACGTCATCGTCCCAATCCTGCCGTGGCTCGGTCATGGTTGCTGTGCCCGCCACGAGATTGGCGAGGGCGGTACGCATCTCGGCTTCACTACGAGGCTTCTGGATGGCGCGTTCGGGTTTGATCTTTGCCATAGTTACCTCGTACTCCGATAGGGTGTGTAGGTACACGATTGTGCGGGTGGTTCAAGCTCTTTTAACTTCTGATCCACAAAATCCATTGCCTGCCAGGCTAGATGTTTAAATTCGCCATCCTCGACAGATACCAACCGATACGATTGAC